TTCCTTGTTCGTAGTCATCAAAAAGCTCTGAGGAAGACGAAGCAGAATTTGAAGGTCCAGCTGTAGCAGAAAAATCTATGCCATGACCAGAAGCAACTTTGACATTTCCATCTAAAACATTTAAGTCACCACCCGACTCAAATTTTATTTGAGTTCCTGCCCCATTTTGATAAGAGTAAAAATTTAAATTATGGCTACTGTCTGTGACTTGTTGCCATTGGGCAGTCATGCTTTGATAAAAAACAAGTCCCCCGTCATATCCACTCGTTCGATTTACGTGAAAGTAACGATGGCCGCCCGCACTATTTGGATTATGCTTTATATCAAAATAAAACTCTGCATGGCCATTAGAAGCTATTTTCAGACGCTCATTATGCCCCCCAGTACCAATTGTGAAATTATTTTGTGATCTAACATTGAGATCCGTGTTAGAGCCGCCAGTCACAAGTTGCGATGCGGAACCCATATATCCAAGCACCGCTCCATTTGCACCCATCGCATATTCGACGTAGCCGCCGCCTGAGTGTGTGCTTTTAAGATATAAAGGCGTATTAGTTGATGTTTCAACATGTAAGTGAGCTACTGGAGTCGCATTGCCGATACCAAGTTTGCCGGTTATCTCCAGCACCATTTTCGGAGTGCTGTTGAGTTCAGTACTTATGTTCGAGCCAGCCGAAGCGGACGCCGCAGTAAACCACTTGTGAGCGCCCGAATACTGCATGTAACGTGACGCGCCGCGTGTTGATATATTCAGAAACTGGTCGCTATTGTTGACAAGAGAGTTGTTCCATAACTCAGTTGTGACACCGGAATCGCTCATCAATGCGGCTTCTGTTCCGAGAGTGAGGACTTTGTCAGAAAGGTCGTTACGCCAACTTGAGTTGGACGCGCCTCCGATTCCAACGCGACCGCTGCTGTCGATTCGGATACGCTCTGCGCTCGCAGTCCAAAGCGTGATGTTTGCAGATTCATAATTTAACAATTGAAAGTCAGAACTTGACGCATCAACTTTTAGGTCAGTTCCGTTTCCAGCGGCTTCCCCAGAAGTATTTGTTGTGAGTTGAAGATGGTCGCCTTCTTTATGGATCGATAGACCATAAGCTGGAGAGGTATGACCGATGCCCACGTTACCTGAGCTGCCATCAATTACCATCATCGTTGACGGCGAATTGAAGTGGATGTCTTTTACAACGCTACCCGAAACTGACGAACCAATCGTTAGAGTGGAATTGTCATTTGTGATAAAGGCCTGAGCGTTTGCTGTTGTTGACGCGCCTTTGAATTCAAGCGCTCCAGTCTCTCGTATCCGCATGCGTTCGGTGCCACCAGTATTAAACGTAATTGGAGACGTTGACCCAACCTGCTCAATACGCTGATAGCCAAACTTGAGTCCGGCGGTTGCGTTTTGAGAGGTTAGCTTAAATATATCCGTCGCCAACGTGTTGTCTGGCGATTGAATATGAAGACGCGTACTCGGACTGCTAGGCCCGATACCTACGTTTCCGTTGGTATCAATTTCTAATGCTCTTGTGCCATTAGTATAAAACTCCATTTCTGTTCCACTACCTGCTGCTGATATTTGGAATTTTTCGTTTGCTGCTGAAAGCTGTCCGGTAAGTGTAGTATTATATTTTAAGTTTACATTTGTTGTATTCGCAGAACCTCTTGATACTTCAAGAGCTGGATTTGCATCCCCAGTTACTACTAGCGCACCAGTAAGCGTACCACCAGCAAGCGGCAGTTTTGCAGCTATGCTATTCGTAACTGTAGTACTAAAACTTGCATCATCATTCAAAGCTGCTGCAAGTTCATCCAAAGTATTCAGTGACGCAGGAGCAGACGCAACCAAGTTTGCAACAGCTGTATCTGCATACGCTGTGGTTGCAATTTTAGTCGAGTTATCACTTGCAGACTGTGTAGTTGTCGTAGGACTTCCTGCGAGCGCTACGCTAGTCTGTATCTGATCACTTTTTACTGTTGTAAGTGCCATTTATTTACTCCGGCAAAGAACTACTTGTCTCTTCTAGTTTGGAAACAATTTTTAAGTCATATGCCTGCTGTACTTGTTTAGTCTCTCCTACAGCAAGTGCTATTTCATTTGCATTACAATGTGCAATAAGCTCAGAAATAATTTCTTCTTTTGCTATTCTTGCCCTATTTATAGCTGCATTTGATATCCAGTCAAATACATCATCAGTAATAGTTTCCATAGCCAATTTTTCTGTTTCTGTTAATGTTATTTTATATTCCATATTTTTCTCCTATCCTAATAAATATCCACTAAAGCTACCATAACTTGTACCATATGTGGGGCTATTTCCAGTATTCTGTAATCTCATTGTATCAAATTGACTCATATATACTACCGCAGTCATACTTAGAGATTGATAGTCTTGTTGTACATCATAATCTGAACTTTCTAAACTATCTCCCAAAGTTGTTGCTCCTGATGTACCATTTTTTGCAAATAAAACTCTTGCATAAGCGTTTGTTGCATTTGGATCCATAAGTATTGCAAACGTAAATAAGTAAGATCCAGCAACAGGAGCTGTAAATATACCGGTCGAAGTATTATAATGTGATCCAATATTATGGTGAGTACTGCTAAATACTATAGTTGCATTGCCTCCATTCGTAACAGCAGGATATCGAGCATTAAATGAAGGATTATATGGCTTTGTAACACGACCTTGATGGTCCACAACCATTTGCTCGTTAAAATTAGAGCCAGTTCTTGTAAGAAAAGTTAATTTAGCCTCTCTAGCTGAAACATCAGTCCAAATACTTCGTACTGCAGCACTATAAGCTGGGCTTGTTCCCGAATAATAGCCTCCAAAATTTATAGAACCCGGCGTATCATTATCAGCAGGGCTTGTAGTATGATGAAGTACATCTATTTGTGCTCCACCAGAACCTGTATTTGTAGACTCTATTCGTAGTGCATCACCGGTTCCTTTGATTGTAAGAAGTCCGGCTGGAGTTTTGGTGCCAATACCAACTCTTCCATTACCTACATCAAGGTTTAACAAATCATTAGCATCAGATGGAGTGCCGCCACCAATATTTAGAACGCCACTGTCATTTCTAAAGTAGTAAGTTCTTGCAGTCCCGTAAGAGGAATGAAACTTGATGATATTTCTGTCAGATGTGGATATGTGTACGGCGGTATCAGGATTTGGATTACCAATACCAACGTTGCCGTTTTGTAATATTGTTAAATCTTCTCCATTAGAATTTACATCAATAAAGAAACGCCCGTTACTATCAAGCATTCCCATATACATATCATAGTTGTTTGTTCCAACACTTGTATGAATATCTAAGCCGGCCCAGGCAGATGTTCCAGTATTTTCTAATTTTATTTGACCATTATCTTTAATATGTAATTTTCTACCAGGTCCAGTCGTTCCAATACCAACATTGCCTCCGTTGAAATAAGAGTCACCCGCCGTATCAATAACAACAGTATTTGTGCCTTCAGCCTTTAAACGAATATATCCTTTATCTAGGTTTGCCCCGCTTGCGCCTCTGTTCCCTATAAATACATTTTCATAATCAGCGGAACTGATAATAAGGTCATCATTATCGCCGCTTATGTTGATGGTTCCCGCAACTGTTACATCACTGCCAAACGCAGCTCCCGCATTAAACGTGGCCTTGCCCGCATCTGACATATCAAGAGTCAGGGCTGTGATTTCTGAACCACCATCATTGCCCATGAATAGCAAATGTTTATCTTGATCCTCTGCCTTTATATGCAAATGGCTGCTGCTTCTGAATATTGATCCGTAGAGCGTGCCGGCGTCCTTCAGCAAAATTCCGTTGCCAGAGCCTTGAAGATCAGTATCAATTATAAGTTCGCCAGTGATGTCCATTGTCAGATCGCCACCACTTACAATTCCTAAATCACTTGAATCGGATATGGTTGAACCAGCACCATTAATAGTTATGCCACCAGTGGCAATAGTTCCTGTTACAGCTAAATTACCACTTCCATCCAGAGTCATTCTATTGTCAGTTACAGATCCGCCAGTACCAGTACCAAAACTAATTCCGCCCGACACCGTTGAAATGTTGGCAGTATAAGTGCCTCCAGCATAAAGGTATATTTGACCTCCAACTCCAGAGGTATTGTTTAGGGCTAGAGGGCCACCAGCGCGAGTAATGTATGTTTGACCCGTAGAAAAAACTTCTAACCCAGTATTGCCAATGCCACTTGAAGTCTTTGCCGCAAATAAACTGGTAGTAGTGATGTTACCTGCAAAGGTAGCATTTTGTGATGCATCTAATAATAATGCCTCCGTACCAACTGTGAAAAACTTCATTGTTGAGCCTAATGATTCTGCTCTTAGCTCTACATTATCTCTATCTGAAGCGTTTAATAATAACTTACCTCTTATGGTTCCTGCATCAGTTAAGTAAATATTATCTTCTGCTGATATCGCACTACTACTTGTAAGAGTTCCTGTTATATTTACTCCTCCACTTGCTGTTGCAAGTTTTGCAGCATTATCATGATAAAGAGTAACAGCACCATTTTTAGTAAATACGGCCATATTTTCGCCGCCATTCGTTAGAATTTTTGTATTACCATTAGACTCAATTCTTAGTTCAGTACTTGTAAAACTCTGTAAATAATTAGCTCCAGAAGACGACTGATGAAATATTTTAATATCTGAGTCTGCTCCAAAAATAGCCTGAGCATCATCAGCAAGAGAAATATTTCCAGGCATTGTAAGATTACCGCCAAGTTTTGCACTTGTAACTGCGTCATCTTTAATATGTACTGTATCAATTGTATCATTTACAGGAACATTTATCTCAGTCTGCGTAAAGGTTGCAACTTCAATTGTTGTACCGTTTGCAGGAGCTGCTGAGAAAGCCAATGTAGTTCCTGATGTAGAGTACGAACTCTTCTGCTGATATACACCATCAATGTGTACAATCGTATTATTTTCATTGATAGGATTTACATTCATTGTAAAGGAAGTTGCACTTCCATCACCTGAGAATGTTTGAGTATTTAAATTATTTCCACTTACACCAGCTTTTACAGAATATACTACAACCTTTCTGCCACTTGCAGGAGTTGCAGTAAATGTAAGAGTAGTACCACTTACAGTATAAGCATCTGTTGGAGTTTGATAAATACCATCAATGTGTACAATACAGTCATTCGGACTTGATACAGCTTGAGATAACGTCATTGTTGCTGAACCAGATGTTGTAAGAGTATCTGTAGTAAAGGTATTTGTGCCACCACCACCAATTGCACCCCAAGAAGAAGTGTATCCTTCAAACTGGTTAAGAGTGCTATTATAACGAAACTGTCCCGCAGCAGGGCT